TAGAGCGCCGTATACATCAAACAAATATGAAACAGTTTTTAGAGGAAAACCCGGATACGCATCCCGCCGGACTTCAGGTTGAAAAAGAGTATGCAATTACCATTAGGAGAAAATAAATGAGTAACGAAATTAGTTTGTTTCAACAAGCAGTACCCGACTACATTAAAGAAGCCGGTGTAGATGAGTTAACCCGTTCGCTAGGTGGCGGCGGTGGTAGCAAGCGCATATCCATTCGTGGTTCTGTATTTCGTATGATGGTGGGCGGCGAGGAGATTGCCAAGAACGAAAGCCGTTCCATGAACATTGTAATTGTAAATGGAACCAAGCACGTAGCACGTAAGTTCTATGCCGGTAAGTATGTAGCCGGTGAATCAGCACCTCCTGATTGCTGGTCTAATGACGGCATCGCTCCTGATGCAAGTGTAGAAAGCCCACAAGGCCCAAATTGCGATAACTGCCCACAGAACATTAAGGGTTCAGGCAATGGCGATTCGCGTGCGTGCCGGTACGAAAAACGTTTGGCAGTTGTATTAGCCGACGACATCAAAGGTAGTGTTTATCAATTGTTGCTCCCATCAAAGTCCTATTTCGGCAAAGGCGACATCGACAAGATGCCGTTTGAGCAGTACGCCAAATACGTTGCTTCACAGGGATACAACATCAATATGATTGTCACCGAAATGAAGTTTGACTCGGACAGCGACAATCCCAAGTTGACCTTCAAGCCTATTGGTTTCCTCTCCAAGGAACAGTGGGAAGTAGCAAAACAGCAAGGTGCAACCTTGGATGCAAAACAAGCAATCGTAATGACTGCCTCACAATCAGATGCAAAACTGAAAGCAATTGCCGCTCCGGTAGCATCTACTGTGAATAAAGCCGAAGTAAAAGCAGAGGCCGAAGCAGCGGTTCCTGAGCCAACCAAAAAAGTTTCTAAGAAGGCTGCGGAGGCGCCGACTGAGAAAAAAGATCTCGCTGAAATTATGGGCAACTGGGCTACGGATGACGAGTAATGACGGACAGTCGTGGTTACAGTTCTCGAATTGTTAAGGCGAATAAAGAAGCCAGTACAGAAAACCTCGGTGTAGCGTTGGGGCGACTGTGCATTGCTAAAGAAATCCCTGTGTCTGATGTTTCTACTTACTTTGGGGTAAGCCGAATGACCATATACAAATGGTTTAAGGGTTTAGAAATACCAAGGCAGAAACAAATTGCAAGGATTGAAGAAGTTTTGGCAAAGGCTAAATTTAGCGTTTAGTAACACGGGCATCTAGTTCGACGGAACGAAAAGGGGTTAATCGCCGCAACCCCCTGATGCCCTTTCTTTTCTGCGGCGCAAGGGCGGCAAATGGCAACTACAGAATTACTGTCGGCGGTGCTTCCATCCGAAGGATGGTATTGCATTGTTGGGCTAAAGGCGGGGAATAAGCCAAGACAGACATTCCATGAGACATTGGATGAATGCGAGCAAGCAATTGCTGGCTTGATGGAAGACGAATATAACGCATACTTTGCATGCTCAAAGTACGAGACAAACAAATCACGCACGCAACCAAACGCCAAGTACATCAAAGCCTTTTGGCTAGACATTGATTGCGGTGAAGGCAAAGACTATCCTAGCCAAGGTGAAGGTCTTGCCGCGCTTAAAAACTTTTGTAAGGCAACAGGACTACCTAAGCCGACAGTTGTTAACTCGGGGCGGGGGCTGCATATCTACTGGCGACTTAGCAGAACTATCACTGCTGAGGAGTGGAAGCCCGTTGCCGAACGCATCAAGTATCTTTGCGAAGAATACGATTTCCATGTTGACCCGTCGCGCACAGCAGACTTAGCCTCGATACTTAGGGTTCCTGAGACTCTAAACTTTAAGGATGACCCGCCTAAGCCTGTATCTATTATTTGCTTATCAGATGAAATAGAGTACGAAACAGTTAAGTCCCAACTCGGTGTTCTTGTTGCGCCTCCTGAGTTTAATGTACCGAGGCAAGAACTAAATGAATTGACTAAAGCCCTTGCTAATAACGAAGAGAAGTGGTTCAAGATAATTATTAAAAAGACTATCAAGGGCGAAGGATGCGCTCAGATACATAAGATAGCGACAGAGCAAGAGACAGTTAACTATGAGTTATGGCGTGCAGGGCTGTCGGTAGCGTGGGCATGCGAGGATAGAGACACAGCCATCCATAAGATCTCAGAGCGCCATCAGGAATATGATTTCCAAGAGACTATCCGCAAGGCTATGGATACCGGTGGCCCACAGAAGTGTGTCACGTTTGAGAAATGGAACCCTAGTGGGTGTGAGGGTTGCTCCCATAAAGGCAAGATAGTTGGGCCGATTGCGTTGGGGCGCAAGATTGTCAAAGCCCGTGCCGAGGATAACTTTGTCGAAGTAGAGGCAAAGTCCCCCGAGGTGCCGGTTACAAAGATCACAATCCCCGAATACCCCTTTCCTTACTTTAGAGGCAAGCAGGGCGGCGTCTATATTGAAATCGCGGATAACGACCCCATATTAGTTTATCAGCACGACCTTTATGTGGTTAAGCGGATGAGAGATCCACAGAAAGGGGAGGTCGCTTGGATTAGATTGCACCTACCAAAAGATGGAATTAAAGAGTTTGCGTTGCCGATTACAGAGGTAATGACCAAAGAAAAGTTACGGGAGAAGTTAGGATTTTATGGCGTTGCAGCATTACAAAAGCAGATGGATGCCATCATGGTGTACATCATTAAGTTTGTTAACGAATTACAGTACAAAACTGACGTGGAGGTAATGAGAATGCAGTACGGATGGGCAGACAAAAATAGCAAATTCGTTGTTGGAGACCAAGAGATAACGGCGGAAGGTATTAAATATAGCCCCCCTTCTTCAATGACCTCGGCGTTGTCAGAGTACATGCAGCCGGTTGGCACGTTAGACGAATGGAAAAAGATAGCGAATGTGTACAACCGCCCCAGTATGGAGCCGCATGCGTTCGGGTTTTTCACGGCGTTTGGATCTCCGCTTTTGACACACCTGAACCTAAAAGGCGCGGTTATAAACCTAGTCAACAATGTATCGGGAACAGGTAAAACAACGGTAGCCAAGGTTATGCACAGCGTCTACGGACACCCCGAGGAACAGATGCTTATTGCTAAAGACACCATAAACGTCAAGTTGCATAGGATGGGCGTGATGGGTAACTTGCCAATTAGTTGTGACGAGATAACTAACGTAGAGGCAGAGCACTTTTCTGACTTTGTCTACGCCGTGTCGCAAGGCCGTGCCCGTAACCGCATGAAGTCTCAGTCTAACGAAGAGCGGCTTAACACATCAAAGTGGTCTTTACTGTGCGTGTGTACTTCTAACGCATCCTTTTATGACAAGTTGGCGTCGCTGAAATCGACCCCTGATGGCGAGTTAATGCGGTTAATTGAGTTTCAAATACCTGTTAATAGCGTCATGAACAAGGTCGAAGCCGACGAGATATTTAGCCAATTAGACAATAACTACGGGCACGCAGGGCGCATTTACCTGCAATGGCTAGTATCAAACCTTGAAGAAGCCATAGATATGGTCAAGCAGATACAGGTTGTTATCGACAAAAAGGTTAAATTTAGTGGACGTGAGCGGTTTTGGTCAGGTGTTGCCGCCTGTAATATTGCGGGAGCCATGATTGCTAAGAAACTTGGACTGATTGACATTGATATTAAAAGGGTTTTTGAGTGGATGGTTGTTGAGTTTTCTAAGATGCGTCACGAGATTAAGGCACCTCCTACAAACCAAGCCAGCACGATAGGCGAGTTCTTAAATGAGTTCCGTGGGAGCATCCTTGTTATTAACGACGCCGCCGACAAGCGCTCAGGTATGGCCCAGTTGCCGATTGTAGAGCCGAAGTTTGACCTGCTTGCACGGATAGAGCCAGACACTAAGAAGTTATTTATCAGTGCCAAGCACCTACGGCAGTTCTGTACCAAGAACCAGATCACACTTAAGGATGTATTAAATACTTTAGCCGCCGAGGGCATATACGAAAAGACAGTTAAAAAGCGTATGGCTAAGGGCACCAAGATTGAGGGGCTACCTACGGATGCCTTTATGTTTGACTGCTCCAAGGGGGACTTTATTAATACCGAGGACTATGTTGAGTCACTAAAACCCGCCGACGATGAGAGTCCACGGCCTGTCGTTTGAGATTGATTGGAGCAAATTTAAGCCGGGGCGCACCTTCTTTATCCCTTGCTTAGATTTGGAAACGGCGAAAAAAGAAGTAGGAGCCGTGGTTAAAAGATTAAAGTATTCTGTAGAAATGCGTGGGGTGATTGAGAATGGGGTCAAGGGCTTGCGAGTGTGGAGAATTAAGTAGTACACTTCGGCCTGACAGCATCTCCTCGCTGTCGGTGCCTATGGCACTCCTCTTGGTGGTTGATTATTCAACCTTGCACCCCCGCCCAGCGCGGGGGTCTTTTTTAGGCTTCGTCCCCGTAGTACCCCATATCCTCAAGGGCGCCCATCAAGTTTTTATTGATAGGTATGCCGCCGGTTAGGCTGGCTAAGGCACGGGACTTATATCGAGTCGTTACAGACTTCATTAAAGTGTCGCCCAAAATAGGGTATGTCGGATGTGTGCGGTTAAACAAACTAATTTTGTCAATAACTCGGTCAGTAAAGTCTGAATCTTGGGTATCAATAGACATAAAGAAAGCGTTCATCAAATCCTGCCGCTTATTAATGATGTCCTGCTCCATTGATTTCTTCTCAATGTTAGACTTTTGCCGCTGTGCAACACGCTCAGGTGAGAACCCAAGTGATTGGGCAAGCGCATCTTTCCCACTAATATCATCTACTAATTCATCACCTTTGAGGGTAAGAACTCCTTCTGTAGCGTAGCGCATGCCGACCAATGGCTGCTTTAACACGGCAGGCATAATCTTTTCAGCGCCGCGATAATAGTATCCATCGTTGTAAAGTTTTAGTGCTTCAGCAGCGCTTATGCCTAGGCTTGCAGTCGGCCCAAGTAAATTAATAAGCATGTTTTGGAAAGCGGTAACTTCGTCTTGGCTCTTACGGGCATCACGGAACCAAAGGTCATTTAGGCTCATACGATCTGCAATGTTTAAACCTGTAGCCTGCGTGACAACCCCACGGGATATAGAGTCGCCCCAGAAGTTGCCAAATGTCTCTGCCATCCAGTTCTTAAACCAATTCTCAAAGTCAAGCGGCGGCTCATCCTCATCTGAGAATGCCGCGTGTAAGGCTTCAATTGTGGCTGCGCCGACTGAGAATAGCGGCATGCCGGTTGCACCTGCAATTAAGAACGTCATCCCTAAAGTGCCAAGTATACGACCCCGGCCTTCTTTAACAATACGATCTACCTCAGCATCAATTTGTTTCTCTAGTTCTTCAGGTGTAACAGGGGTAGGTAATCCGTAGTTAGCACGCTCAATTTCTAAAGAACTACGTACTTCTTCACGCAGTTCTGGATTACTTTTAGAGAACCATTCATATGCACTACGACCTAAAAGATAAGTTGTGTGCTGTGGGAACTGTTTAAATTGTAGGATAACTTTGGCGTAAGCGTTTTGTAGATAGCGGGGCTTATTAAGCGTAGAGTAATCAAACATTGACCGGTAAGTTAAATCCTTTGCCTCATCTACCGCTTTGTTAAACGCATTAAGATCAGACATACCTTTCTTTTTAGCGGCTGCATACGACAGTCTAAATGCACTCATAGCCATAACTTCACGGTTAAACCGCTCGGCGTGGTGGAACATAAAACTGCTCCAGCGCATGATTGTGCTCATCTTGCCGGTGTACATATTAGATGGAGAGTCAGCCAGTCCTGCTAAATCATATGCTTGAGTAATATCAATCAGCCCACTAGCCGAAAAAGCATCGTATGCACGTTGCTCTACTGCGTTTAGTTTCGAACCCATTTTAAGTGAGGGCATAGCAAATTTGCCATTTGCGTCTTTAAAACCTGAACGCATAAAACTCATTCCCATACTAGCCAACATGGCTGCGGCGTCTACTTTCCCAAAGCGAGAAGCAAGAACAGGCAATCCAAACGCAGGTACACCCAACATGTTTACCAAGGCCGAAGCAGGTGCCGTGAGATACCATAAAAACGACACGTTAGATAGGACAGTAGGTATTGTCCCTGTGTCTGTAGGATTCATCACGTAATCAAGTCGGCGGCGCAGTTCGTTTAGGTAGTCCCCATCAACTTTAGGGTTTCCCTCGTTGTTTGCTATGTTTGCTTTTTGTACTTCGTCAGCAGCATTTAACTGATCAAACATTTGCCGAGAATATTTAAAACGCGCATGCTGATATGCCATGTGGGAAGACGTATCGGAGAATGCCCGCAGCATATCCTTTGACGCTCCAGAAACTCCTTTACGATGGATAAAGTTCTTTCTAAGGCTTCTGTTTGGCAACGTCATTAAGTATAGTTCTTGCACGCCGTCTTTAATTGCGTTCCGTAACGTATCTACTTGGTTGCCTGCTTGTTTATAATTTACATACGTCCCGTTTAATAGTTTGTCACTAGCGCTATCGACAATGTCGTTTATTGTTTTTAGGGCAGTCACATTTTGTAGGCTTGTAAGGTCAGCCGTGCGTAAACTATTCCCCTGCCCAATTTTTGTATTACCTTGTTGCTCAAATAATTTAAATGCTGAGTTACGTTCAGCCGCAGTATCAAATTTATAAAAACCTGCATCGGGGCCTTGACCAACATTAATCCAGAATTGCCCAAAACGAGCCAAAGGAAAATATGGGCCTACTAATCCTTTTCTAAACTCTTTTTCAACTTCGCTAAGTTTTTGCCTAATTTCAGCATCTGGCAGTCCGCTGGCAACTAAAGACAATTTAATATTGTTAAGTAGGGTCTCTAAATATGAATCCATCCTACGGACATAAAAATTACGAACTTCGCGGTAGACTTCTTTGGCTTCTGGGCTAAGAGCATCCCATGCCTTGTCTAATTTATAGTCTTTACCTTTTTGCGTATCAGGGTCAATACCTAGTAGAGTTGCCTCAATCATTACTTCAGACAACTTATCGCTTTCTTTAGAGTCTTTGTTTTGGAGTTTTGACCATTTGTCTGTTGTAGATTTAGCCTCATTAACAATCTTGTTATGCTCTTCAAGCATACCTTCAACACTAAGAATAAAGTTTTTAGGTGCTTGCCCCAAACGAGTACCAACTAAATCTTGAAGTTGGCGAAGCGTAAAGGCTCCTAAAAAATATTTACGTGTAGTGTCTGCTACATTTTCAAGCATTTGAGAAACGCCATTCTTAGCCTCTTGCCATGTTGGGCGGTTCAAAGCAGCATTTAACATGCGCCGGGGTATGCTTTGATCTGGAGGTAGTGGAGACGTTTTAAAGGTGCCGCCCATTACGCTCTTAGGTGCAGACGCATTAAGAGTGCCATCCAACATACCGGGAGAACCACGAGAAACTGTAGCAGACATAAGAACGTCGGCATTGGCAAGTGTTGCCGCCAGCACGTTATCTTTGTTGCCGCCAAGTAAATCTACAATAAATTTAACAAATGTAGACCACAGGTTTTTATCTGTGTTTTGGTACTTTAGATCACGCAGTAAACTTTGAAACTCCATATTGGAGAAAGCCTCGGCTACAAACTCATCAAGGTTTTTAAACCCGTATTGATATACAGCCGGATAATTTTTTAGCGTATATTCGTAAAGGTTTTCTAATTTACTTAATGCTACTTTTTGTGCGGTATTTAATTCGTTTTTATTACGAATAGCATTAGATGTAGCAGCATGTATTGTTTCGTGGAAAAGCCCATACAGCGACAATCCACCTTTTGCTTTGTTAAGGTTGATTACATCTTGCTCAATAAAATAAGTACCAAGACTAGTTAATGCTGGCACTACTTCTTTGTATTTACCTAAAACTCTTTCGTACAATAGGTTGTCATTAGTTAGTATCGACGGAATTAGGTTATCGTCTTTAACCTTTTGTAACGCCGCCAACATTTGAACTGGGTTATTAGCGTTCCCCCTGAAGTATTTGTTATAAACGTCAGGGTACAGAAGTTGCATGTTGTCCATTAGTCGGGTGGTGCTTAACTGAACTTTCTGTAACTCTATCTCTACAAGTATCCGTTGCTGATTAAACCCAATAGACGTAGGCAAATTAAGTTCACGCAAGCGGCTTGCTAACGCCGACCAGTAGGTATTAGCCCTAGGCATCTGCCTAATTAAATCTAAAGCAAGGTTTAAATCGTTATTCTCAACCGCTTGCTGCACAGCAGGGTGCATTAACTCAAGGCTCTTCTCTAAAAATCTAGACTCTAGCGTGGTTTCCCGTAGCGCTTTTTGGATTTCTTCTTCGCTTTTGTTTAAAGCCTTTTTTAGTTCTTTAATTTTTTGGCGATACTGAACTAACTTTTGTGTATTGCCGTATGCCCGTCGTTTGTCGTAGCGGTATGTTTCTACAGTCCGATCAAACTTTTCTACTTCAGAAGCAGGGAAATTTTCTTCAATGTATTTTCTAAATAGTTCTGCTTGCTTAGCACCTTGCCCCGAGAACATCTCACCGGGAGGAGTTTGGCTGACAATATCAAACGCCGCCGAACGCATAGCCACGCCATAATTCCACCGACTAAAGTAGGCAAAGGCCGCATTTTCTTCAGGGGTTCGACCTCTAGGCGACAATATTTTTAACCGAGCAAGAATATTACTAACCCGCTTTGGGATTCTAGTATCAGTGGCAAAGGTATTTAATGCCGCTTGTTCTTCTGTGTATCCAAGTTGCTCGGTCTTCTTACGAGCCATAAAATCATTAAACTCTTGCCGTAACTGACTTACACCCCCTAGACGAGTAAGGTCAGGCATCCGGGTGCGTGACCCAAGGATCTGTTTTTGTTGCGCTGGGTTCTTGTTTTTAATTTCGTTGATTACATTTTCCGCAGTTTTGGGGTCATCTGTAATCGAATATTGATCAAAAAACTCATTAATTAGTTGACGGTTTTCGCCACGTTCTTGAGCATCAGCCGTGTTTATGTACTCATTGATGTCGTCAATAAAGTTTTTTATGGCTGATTTAAAATTATTTACGCCTTGTTCTGCTTCTGCAATTGGGTTAATGCTTCGTAAGAAATCTATTGCGTTACGCCCTGTCTTTGTAAACATATTTAATGGGGCACCTTGCGTTGCAGCAGGGGCTTCTATGTCTACTTCACCGGGAGCCACACCGGGTGGGCGCTCTAATTTAAACTCGGCTGCGCCTAATTCAATCAATGAAGGTGGTAGATTGCGCTCAACTTCGCCTTCAGATTGGCTTACGTCAAACCCAAGTTGTTCACCGGATGGGGCAAATAATGCCGATTGTGGTTTAGCCCTATCAAAAGCGGTTTGTAACCGTGTTTTCTCTTCTGGCGTAATTGCATTATCAATATCGTCTTGAGTTACGGGACGAAGCACGTTATTAAAAAGTACTTCACCATTTGCAACCCGTCTTAAAGTTTCCTTTGTTTTGGGGCCTGTGCTTAGGGGTTTAGCGCTCGCAAGTATATTGTCAGCGTCATTAGCACCATACCCAGCGGCAAGAAGGTCTTCTTTTGTAACAGCCTTTTCTTGGTCTGTTAACTTAAATACTTGGCGTGGCCCACCATATTGGCGAGGAGCCTCGGCATCAAGCGCAGTCGGCTTAGCACTTTCTGTTAACGTCCGCCGAATCTCTCGCTCACGTACTTGTAAGTCTTGTGCAGCCAAAGAAAATTGATCTGCTCTTTCAGGGTCGCTATCTCGTAGATTCTTTGCCTCACCTTGAAGTTCTGCGATTTGTGTAAGTAGTTCTTTACGCTCATCGTCAAGGGCTAACCGTTGCTCATCCGTAATGGTTGTTTTAGTTTCAGGTGGGGCTGGCGGTGGTGGAGGTGGGGGCGGAACTATATTAGCGGGTGGCGCAGCAGATGTTTCTTCTTCTGTTTCTCCAGCATCTAATTGATCAAACGTATTTTTGCCCGTAGCAAGTTCTTTCTTTGGCGCAGCAGGTCGGCCTTCTACAAACCCTTTAACTCCACCAGCAATACCAGAAATACCGCCACCGCCTACAGCACCACGCACGCCAGACTCAACTAGCCGATTAAATTCTTTGCTACCCCAGACTTCAGGGTTTTCCTGTACAAACTTCTCGGCTGCGATACTAATGGCTTCTTGTGCAGCCTCAGTTGGCCCTTCTGTAGCAACACCGGTAAGGGCGCCAGCCGTAACTCCACGGGCAATACCGGGAGCCATACCTGATTTTTCTAATAACTTTTCTACAACCCCCATCTTCATACCGGGGGTAAACTGTCGCACTAAGTAGGCAGGCAGAATTGAGTCAAGTGCAGCCGCCACAGAACCGGCTAAGACGGAAGCGCCCACCTCCATCTGACCAGTTTCCTCAAAGATATTCTGGAAGACTTCAGGAGCGTTAAGAGCGTAGGAACCTAGGAAGGCACCAGCCCCACCGCCGTAAGCCGCGCCTTGAGCGCCTTTAAGTGCAGCGTACCGCGCACTCGCTTCAGTTGCTTCCCGTGCTCCCAAGGTTTTAGCCGCTTGCCCAGCCGCCATACGGGCACCAATAGCAGCGCCACCTGCGCCGGGAACTACGGCTGTAGCAAGATTGGGTATTTGTTCGGCAACGGTCTCGGCGATAAACGGCAGTACGTCACCAAGCCCTTTTACATCCGATAGTTGCCCATAGCGGGCAGCATACTTCTGAGCAATCTCTTTCTGCGTTTCTTCAGCCTCAGCCATCTGACGGGCAGCGTACTCATCAGCGCCGACAGCCTTAGCCGCCATAGCAGGTAGCACATCCGCAAGAAGAGACCCAGTCTGTTTAGCGCCACGCACAACGGCGCGACCCGTCATATCAAAGAACCCTGTGTCTTTAACTGGCTCTGCCTCTTTAGGCATCCCCTCGCCTGAAACCTGCCGAATGTAATCGGCTAAACGCTTTGCATCTTCAACATTTCCAGCAGCGTCGGCTTTACGAAGGGCATCATAAATTTGATTTAGGTCAGCCATTATTTGTATTTATTTGCAATAGCAGCAATATCAGCGGGGACACCGGCACCAGCAGTGGGAGAAGACCCTCTAATTCTATTGAGAATATCATTGTATTGCTTTAATTCAAACTCTTGAAGTTTTTTAACGGCTTCAGGATTCCCACCTTTAGCCGCATCTCTAAGTTCTTTATATCCCGGGATTTGCCCAAAGAGTAATTTTTGTTGCGCAAATTGTCTTTCGGCTTCTGACCTTGCACGGAAATCAATGTTTTCATCGCCCGACCCAAGAGCCTTACGGAACCCTTCAAATGATGGTATGCGCCCAGCGGCTTTTTCGTCAGCGGCATATAGCGCATATTGTTCAGAAAATTGACTTGGTTTGTTTGCTTGTCTTTCAGAAGCAACCGCTTGACGCTCCCTTATAGCCAAATCTCTAGCATCTTTTTCAAGTTCAAGTGCCAACTTCACATTACCACGGGCACGAGCATCAGCGGCTTGATCCAGTTTGGCTTCGCTGTCAAGAATACCTTTTTCACCCTCACGAATCTGGGACATTGCCTTACTGTATTGTTCAATTGCAGGAGCGGCGCCAGCAAGATTTTGTAGGGCATACTGGGACTTACCACCAGCAATACCAAGACCTGCTTGAACTAATCCAAGAGCACCAGCCTTGTCTAAGTCTTTATTAAGTTTTTCTTTGTACTTATCTAGGGCTGCGCGAGCCTTAGCGTCTGGCTCATCAGAAACACCAAATTCTTTATTGAACTCTTTAATTTTTTTAGCGTAGTCAGTTAGTGCTTTGTCGGCGGCTTTGACGTTAACGCCTTCGGGTGCTTTGGCTTCGGTTGTTTTGGCTTCAGTTTTAGGCGCAACATTCTCGGCTATGCGTTTTATGCCAGAGATATTTTCATCGTACCGAGCACGGTCTTCGGGATTTGAAATACCTGCTCGTGAAGCAGCGGCTTTGGCCCGAAGAGCATCAATAGAATCGGTGCCGGTTTGTTGGGCTTGAGACAGTTGGTCAATTGGAACTGCACGATTTTTACTTCCGGTTAATTGACGCAGTTCGTTAACATCCATTCTAGTTAAACGGCCCATAATGTCTTTAGCACGCTGACGTTCTTCATCCGTTTGCGACATAAATAAACCGGGTAGGCTAGAAGCAGAACCATACTTGCCTCTAAGTTCATCTTGAAGTTTTAAAATTTCTAATTCTTCTGCTGTTTTATTTCTAAAATTGCTTCCAAACTCTGATGCAAATCTACCAAACGGCGTAGTTGGGCCTCCTTCTTCAAACGCCACAATCCCACCACCTGCATATTCATCAGGGAACATATCCTCATCAACGGGCAGTGCAGTCAGGCCACCCTCAGCCAAAGTTGTAGTTTGTGCAGGAGCCGCAGCCATTTGAGTATTTGCTTGGGGGGCCATCTGAGGGGCCGTTTGTGCTTGAGGTGTAGCGCCTAGACCAGCCATTTGCGTAGCCGGAGCCGGAGCCATAACATCTTGGGCTACAGTTGTAGTAGGCTGTTGCTCTTTAACTGCGGCGTTTCGCATCCGGTCAATAAACATACCAGCCATAACGGCAACAGTCGGGTTAACCAATCCCATTCGAGCGGCTTCACCAATCTTGCGCTTATCCCCGCCGTATTTAGCGGCAACCTTTTCGGCTGACAGCAAGTCAAAATTATCCATGTCGTCCATCTTAATCTCACTTCAGAAGGTTATATACGCCAAGCCCAGCCAATCCCAAACCACCGATCTGTGATGCTACGGATGGAGGCGGCTCATAAACAGTCTTACCTCCAGTAGCCGCAAGGTTTGCGCTTCCACGGAGGATGTCAGACATAAAGCCAAGTTGCTTGTACGGATACTGTTGCTGTTGTAAGAAGTCCTGATACTGGAGGTCAAGGGCTTTCTGTTGCTCTGCCTGCCCCATTGCACCAAAGGCTTCTTGTGCTTTAGCCAAATCAATACCTGTTTGTTGCTGTCCAATGCCCAGTTGACCCAATGTAGCACCTGCTTGAGAAGCGGCTTGGGCGCCTTGTATACCTGCTGAGGTACCAAACTGCATACCCTGCATGGCCTGTTCGTAGGCTTTCTGTGCGCCAGTTGCTTGAATGTTTGCCAAATTTTGTTGTAGGTTGCGCTCACGTTCAGTACCAGCAAGAAGTTGACGTGCACCTCCATATGTACCCTGACGAGCCGCGCCCAAGTTCTGAGCCAACTGCCCTTTCTGGGCGTCACGGATGGCTTCTTGCTTTTGCAGGTCAACCACGTTCTGCATATAGGGAGACATAAAGGCTTGCTGCGCCATCGGATCAGTAGCCATCTGCATATACTGTTGGCCTGCACCAAGAGCGCCTAACCCACCAGCAGCGGCTAACCCAGTACCAGCAGCAAATTGACCGGGTTGCTGCATAGCAGCCACGTTTTGCCGAACGGCTTGTTGCTCTGGGGTAGCAGTAGCCATACGCTGCCCACCGTAGGTCTGATACGGACTTTCAGTAATAGCCTCGGCCTTACCAAGCATCTTCTCCGCATATGGTTTAGCGTATTCAGGTATCGTCGTTTGCGACGTACTGGTTGGCTGTGGTGGTGCTGAAGATGAACACATAGTTTGTTACCTCAAAAAGTTACAGTCATTGCATGGGCTGTATGCTGATACCCCATACGAGATAAAAGTTTTGACACTCTCAAGTCTGTTGCTGTCGTAATGTTTAATCTCTTAACACCACGTTTCTCTAATTCTTCGTGCACTGCTCTAATTAACTTTCGTCCCCAACCCGTTCGATGCTCTTTCAAAACAAAAACGGTATCTTCTTGTGCTATCAGGTCTTGGTTGTGCATGTCATTTGTTATGTAGACATTGCTGTACCCAACTGCTTTACCATCTAGCCTTAACACAAAAGTTAACAACCACCCACCGTCACTAGCCCTTATATACTCATCAAGTCTTGGGTTGTAGGGAGAATACTGCACCCCTTGCTCTGCCAACCGCTCAACCATCTCTGAGTAATGCTGCCTATATAAAGGCTCTAATTCTGAATACGTCTCTTTAAATTTCTCTAGTGTTATCTCGTAGTTCATGCAGGCATGTATTTTCGTGCGTTGACTTCGGGTGCTTGACTCTTACGCCCCGTCCTTGCTTTTCTAATTTTGTCCATCATCGCATACAACTTCTTAGCCCCGGCTTTGCTTGACCCATTACCAAGATGAGATACCACATCTGCCGGAACCACAAACTCACCATCAGCCAGTCGAGCCTCTTGCACCCCACCAATACGCGCCTTGATTGAGTCACTCATACCGTCGCCACCGCCCGACAGAAACCGTGGGGGTAACGCACCCAAACCACCCTTGGCAAAGTTTTGATCTATAGCGGCTTCCATGCTGGAATCTTTACGATCTTGGGCAAACTTGTAATAAGGGTTTCCCCTAAGTGAAGTTACCTTACGTTTTTTTACAGAGCCGCCCGGAGCGTACTCATCCCTACCGTACTCATCATCGTAAGTTTGCCCATTTAGGGCGGTTAGACCACCTTGAGCGGCCTCATAGATAGGCCGTGGGCTGAATGCATAACGTACCTGCTCCCGCTCTCTTGTGTCCTGTGGAGTGTACTGAGGCGTGCCCGATGGGTTGGTAATGTCTAAATCGTAACCACGAATAAAGGATTTTGATGGTTCGGGGCCTTTTGGGGGTTCTGCTGCTGCCATAGCCAATGGCGCACCTGCGGCTACTGTAGTTCCATATGGAAGGGCCGCACCAAACGCTTTGCGGTACTCAGCACCGCCCTCAGCAGCAGGTTTAAATACGTTCTCAAACCCACTCGTGGCGGCTTCAAAACCCGCAGGTGCGGGTATCGCTGGAGTTGTAGTAATCATTTGCCCCGGTAGAACCTTAGCCTGAGCCACATCGGCTGCGCTCATAGTATCTAAAGCAGAAGACCCCAACTGAGGACTTGTTAATGCTTGTTGATACGCAGGGGATTGCATTGCTTGTTGCATGATGGATTCTTTACTACCGGCCCCTAAACCACTTTCTAATATGGACGGATCAATATTGCTTTGTGCTAAGTTAAAGGCGCTTGTAGGGGCTTGTGTCACTTGAGTTGCAGCCGCTTCGACTGGGGTAGCCGCACTTACTAAACCTTCACCTAAACCAAAGCCACCGTAGGCTCCTAGACCCGCCATCAAGCCCTTCTTAAGGCTTCCCGTAGCCAATCCAGTCAACCCACCTACCACGGCGCCTGCGCCTAATGCAGATGACATAAGGCCAAATCCAGCAGGCCCAAGAGCAAAGCCAGCCACCATTGGAAGAATGGCACTTAAAAACCCTGCTTCGGGTAGCCCAGTCTGGGGGTTAATAGTGAGCGAACCACCGTGAGCCATAGCCAAAGCCTGTAGCCCACCAACTTCTTTTGGTGTCATGTGGACAAGCATCGTGTCCTGACCACGGCCTTTACTTTGTGTTTGTTGCGCCGCAGCAAGACCGCCTTGTTCGTAGTTCATAACTTGCCCGCCATACATATAGTGTTTGGGTTTAGGGGTTAAAGCCTCATTATCAATACCTGACTCGCGTTTAGCAAAGTTAACTAATCTTTTGTAATCCGCATAGGCTTCAGCATTTTTACCAGCCTTAATGTTCCTATATGCTGGGATTACGTAGTCGTTATACATTTCCCTATAAACCGATCCAGCATCTTTTCTAGCGTCTAAAGCACGCATAATTCGAGGGGCGTTGGTGTAATACCACTGAACGTCTTTATTTTTTTCCCTATCTTTTTGCATGTAGGTATCGCGGAAATTACGAAGGGTATTTAGCACCTCGCCATTGTCCTTTTGACCCATATGCTTAACTGCCGCAGTTGTAAGGAAGCAACTACTACCCCCGCCACCACCGTCGCTAGGGGCATCTTGGACGTTCATATTAGAGTCAACGCTTTGCTGATCTCCTATGGAGGGGGTTCCAGCCCCAGCCCCAGTATCAGTGCCAGTACCAGCAGTAGTGGAAGCGGGGGCAGGGGCGCCTACAGTCTGACCACCCTCAGCATCAACAGCATCCTGTGTAGCGGCGACAGTGGCGGCAACATCAGAAATATCGGGAGTTGAGGGGTCTTGTTCTTGCTGTTGCTGTTGTTGGGTCATAGCGGCTAGTTGGCCTAGTGCTTGATCTTCAGCATCTTGCACCGCAGCAATATCGGTGTCCTTTTGGGCTTGTTGGGCTTCTACTTCCGCTGCGGTTTTAGCCTCCATGATTGGGGCTGGATCTTGCTTTGCCATAAAAGCGTTGTAGGCACTTAACGCCGCGAGGGGGGCAGAAATAGGAGGTGGGGCAACTAATCCAATCATACTAGCCGGAGTTACCGATAGCGGCCCTACTTGGGTAGGAGCAAACAGTCCACCAATAGCGGTATCTGATAGGCCCCCTCTTTGAAACCGTTTAACAGGTAAGGACGCCAGACCACCACTAGCCATACCGGGCATGGTGGGAGCGAATCCGTATTGGGGTTGACCTATGGTGGGATATTGCATAATGGGATTATCCTGAATTTGTCAAGTGAAGTCTATGGGGCTATGGTAACTGAGACTGTTCCCACAGAGCCAGAAGCGGATACCGAAGAAAGGCGTACTACAGTCTTATATAGGAGTGAGGAAACAAACGTGATTGACCCTATAACCGAGGGGATGGCAGGTCTGACAAAGGGTGAGACTTGGGGGCCGTCGTGGTAAATATAGACACCGTTTGTTGGAGAGGTGGGGTTGCCAGCCAAATCTGTTGCCCAGTACAACTCAACCTCATCCCCAGCGATAACAGTAAAAGTAGCCTCGGAATACCCGCAAATATAGCCTTCTTCCCCCGGCGACGCACTTTTACGGGCTGGGATAGTAAAGATTGTGGCTGAGTTGTCTACATTTATATTATTAACTTTAAGCCAAACTGTGGCGTAGTGGATAGCATTTGCCGAATTAATCAACTGAAGGCTAAAAGTAATTTTATAAACCCCGTCATAGGTAGCCGTTGCCGAGCCGGACGGATTAAGAGTCCAACCAAAACTAGAGTCAAGCGTATTGAACTTAACCTGAGTGGCAGTATTATTTCCTGTAGCAATCTGATCTGTTGAGTCAGATGCGGCAATATGAGGAAAGACTAAGTTTTGACCATACCCAACAAAGTCTCCACCATAAAAGTTATCCGCACGGTACGAGTTGGCTTGGTTGGGAGTAAGCGAGTCTAGTTGGTTAAAGTAGAGGCGAAGTATACGAATCAGATCCGTGTGGTATCTCTGGTCGTATTCAACAGGCGGTACCGGTAATGCTGGCGCCTGAAACTTCTCAAGTGCCATTAGCGTTTACCATCCACACGAGCATCTAATCTCGGCACACCTAACTGCCAATTAACACCTAAGTCCTCTGAACTAATCTTTAACGCCATCTGCCGAGCACGGGCACGGATAAACACCTGCTCCGTATAAACATCTACCGCAGTCTCAATCACCGGCTTAGAGTCCGTCGTACCTACAGGTTGGAAGCCTGACCCGGGGAAGTTACGGGGGCGAATCTGTAGCGTTACTTCTGGTGCAGCGGCGGTTGAGTTAGAAAAATTAATATCTGGAAGCATACGACGAGTCAACATAAACTGTTCACCATCGGCAATATCAAAGTCAGATGATTGAATGTAAGCCGTTATAGGAGCACCGTCGTCGTCTAAACCATTTTCTTGGTCATAGAGAACCCCAGTGCTGGTGCCACCGGGTGTATTGACTGCCATAGGATACTCACGCAACGGACTGTCTAACCATGCGGTACGATCAATATTCCCGTAGTACCAGATACGCTCAAGGTAGTTATAGATTACATAACGGTTAGGATAAGCGGAGTTAGAACTTGGGTATATCCACCAAACTTCGTTCCAACCCTCGTTTGAGCCAGAAATAATAGTGTCGGCCTGACCAAAATTAATATCTTGAAAGATAAACTGTCGCAAAGTGCAAGGAAGCGTTTCAACACGACCTGAATAGACATAAAACTTTTCGTTCCCCATCCAGTAAGTTATGTTATTTACGGTTACAGCAGCCCGTGGGCTAAGGATAGAGATGTTGTCTGCTAATTCTTGTAGCCCAAATACGTCTGTGGTTCCAAGGTATTGGAAGGAATAAAGGTGTGATTCTGTCCACACCAAGATCTCTTGCCGGGTTGGTAGAGCACGGACAATCCTTGAACCCCTAGAAACTCTTATAAATCCCGCAGAGTTGGTAGGCGTCGGAGTCCATTGACCCGGATTATCCTGATCAGCCCACCTAATAAGAAGGGGGTCAAAATCAGCCACATTAGTAGAACCAAAAGGCACACTCCCAAAAGCGAGAAGATGCTTGTCGTTTTGCGATACAAGAACCTGCATAACCTTGGTTGGTACTGCATTGGCGTTGTATCCATCTGCGGTAGCCTTTACTGAAAGAAGAATTGCATTGGTCTGAAGGGCTGTTCCGGGGTTAGTAGAAGACCCGCGCTCCCAATAGTAAACAGGGCCATCTCTAAGATTGGCAACTAAATCGTTATCAAAGTTGTCATACCACCAATCGCTACCACTTAAAGCAACAGGTATTGTGCCACCAAGGCCCCACTCAAGGCGGCTCCAAGTGTCCGTACCCCAGCCATAACCAAACGTACCACCGGGAGTACCGGCGTTTATTTGATACTTACCAACCGTTGCAGAGCCGCCATTACCTGCATCAGAAGCATTAGCCGTTACTGGAACAACAATTGTGTAAGCGTTGGCGTTGACCAATGTAGTAATCTCAAAGCCTTGGTTGACGTTTAAGATCGCAGCCGTGACATTACCGCCCAAAGAAACAGCGCCAGTAAACTGAACGTAATTACCTACTTGGGCTGGGTTGCTGGTATCTGAAACTGTTATGGTAGAAGATCCGTTAACAGCAGCAAATGTTACATCTCCAGCAGCCGTTGTGGATTGGAGTGGGGTAATGTCATAAAAATAACCGCCTGCTTCTATGTATAACTTTAAGTTTGTCCCAACGGCTAGAAGGTTATCCCCAAAAGTTGTTGCATAGTTAAATAGTTGGCGGCAGGTACCAAGAAATGTATTGGGCGTCTGTTTAAGCCAGCCACCAATCTTCTGGGGGAAACCCGAAAGGAAGCGAATTTTGTCTCCCTCGAACCAGCCACCCTCGTTAGAGTAGTTGGTCTGATCTCGGTTTATTCCCGGCTTAAATCTAAGTGCTATAAATGGCATAAGTCACCAAAGATACTTTCTCATGCGAGGCACAGGAAAAACTGTGTCTTCTTCATGGATATGAATTTGTTTAACAAAAAACACTAAAGTTAGGCGTGCAGAATCGTCTTCATTTCCATAAAATTCATTTGCGCTATGTAATAAATGACCGTCAAAAAGAACTAAACGATTGTATTCTTCTTGTATAGTAACTGTTGGTCTAAATTGTTTATTGTTCTCCAACCTAAAATCATTAGTATTTGTAATTAAATCTGTATTTTTAAAACTCTTTATTTTTTTATCTAAATTTTTTAAGTTGGCGTTTATAGGGTCTGTGGGTCTATAAATTGTAGTGCCACATTTATTTTTTGATTTGGATAAATAAATAATCCCCGTGCATATATTTTCATCAGCATGAACCCACCCTTCAATGTACTTGCTATCTACTTTTTGAAACTGTGCGGCGGTGTTCCACGAAATCTTTGTTTTATTTGAGTTATAAAATAAATAGATAACTTTATTTATTGTGTTGTTAAATAAAGTGGGGTTTAGTTCGTGTAAAGGTTTACTACGTTTGCCGGGCCATTTGTTATCAGGATCAGGTAGATATTCTTGTTGTAAAGCAAATTCTCTTACCTCATCTGGGTAATCAAAAAAATCATCAACAACAGTAATAGGAAAATGCAAAGTTTTCATTAGGCTACAAGTCCCGGCAGATACACTGTTTTACCGCCCTGCTTGGTAGCCGTCAAGTTCTGCTTCTTGAGGTTAGCAGGGTCGTAGGAAACATGCACCCAGCCCGAATCAGGCACGCCGGGGGTGTAGAACTCAAGGATCAACTGGGTGTACTCAAGGTTGTCCATAATCCACACGGCTAAGTCTGCGTTGGCAATACCGGGAATCTCAATGTCAGCGGCTTGTCCTTTACAATGATCGGACGTTTTGGAGCCTCCCACCTTTGCGTTGACCTCGGGATGTCGGAACCCTGAGTTGACCTTGACCCCGGTTTTGAATTGGTCTCGGACAGGCTGCAATACCTTTTCACAGAGCGTTTTAAGATTAGCAATCTCAGCCTCCCCCGGTGTGTTGTCCATGT